AAACTTTTCACTATCTGTCATAATTTAATCCTCTAACCAATAATCAGATATTAATGTTGCTACATGTACAACAGCTAGTGTTGTTATAACAGTACAGGTTACTACTACTAAGTAGGTCATTCGTCATCTCCTTCAAAGTTACACATAAAGTAGAGGATTAAAAGTCCTGCTACCACTATAGATATTGATATTATGCTCATATTTACTCTCCATATTCTAAGGTAGACCAATCGGTATCTTCAGGCATTAACTCAAAAGTAAACCCCTCATCATCTCATCCGTAGTTTATTAATAGTTTGTTTCAACTTAGCTATTTCATCTTTCTGTTGATGTATCAATTCATCACTCATCGCTAGTACACGATAGAAGTTGTCTTGTGTCATCTCCATGCGTTTGTCTTTCTCAGGCGTTTCTCCTGCTAGTGTGTGCCAAGGTTCCTTTAGTCTTTCTACTTCGTTAATATAAGTTTGTTT